GCTGTTGTTTCGTAACCTTCAGCATGTGCCCCGTATGCGGTGCCACCAGAAGCCACTGACCCATAACCTTCAGCGTGTGAGTAATCACTAATACTTGTTGTTTGATATCCCTCAGTATGTGATGCTACACCACTAGCTGTTGTATTATTACCTTCAGCATGTGAAGCTGGTCCAGATGCTAATGTGTTATTTCCTTCAGCGTGTGCCGCATCATCGCTAGCTATTGTTGACCACCCTTCAGTGTGTGAACCATAATCACCACTAGCTGTTGTACTTAAACCCTCAGCATGTGAAGATTCACCATTAGCCGTTGTATTAGCACCTTCTGAATGTGAACCTAAGTTACCTAAAGCACTTGTTTGGTAACCTTCTGAGTGTGATGAAGTACCAATTGCTTTAGTGGTATTACCCTCTGAATGTGAATAATTACCATTAGCTGTTGTTTGATAACCTTCACCAATAGCTAGTGTACCATTAGCAACTGAATTACTATATTTAACAACAATAGCGTTTGTTCCAGTTGATGCTGACCAATATGTTGTTACAGTACCACCAAATAATGGTGATAGCGTTGATAGTGGTGTTTTATACGAAGAACCAGCTGGGTCTTGTGATGTGTCACTAGTATTAACAACGTGTATTAAAGTATTTAATGTCACACTTGGTGCTAAACTTATGTCTGTTAACTTTGCCATTTTTTATATATTTTAATAATTAATAATTATATCTAAATTCAAATCTATTTTTAAATTTTTATTGCTTAAACCAAGTCCAGTATCACAACTATAATCGCTTACAAATTGTGCTGTATTACCACTTAAATAAATGAAACCACAATCTATATATGTTGCTAAATTTGCCAACTCATTTACATAATCATTTTGAGTTGGTGCAGTATATCCACTATAAAACATTGGGTTATCGTAAACTAATGTATCGTCTATCATTGCTGATATACCCCAAACACCACTTATAATTGTTGCCCCAGTTATTCCATCATTTTGGTATTGGAATTCGTATTCAACGCCAGTCATAAAATCATAACAATTATCATCTTGGAATTGGTATTGTAACGAGCACCCAGAGCAAGATAATATTTGTTGTTGGTATATTGAATCAAAATCTAAATCAACATTTATATCAACACTCGTTGACCCACTGCTACAATCCAATGCACATGGATTATTGTAGATAAAATTATAAACATCACCTTCTATAGCTAAAGCTGGGTCTAGACTTAAATCAATTTCCTTCGTGTTTACACTAAGTTTATAATTGTTAATTCTATAATCAGTACCTCTCCATGGTAGTTCAAATAATCTTCTATCTAATGTTTCACTAGTAACCCAAGATTTTTTATTATCAATAATTCTCTCTAAATCAAAACCGATAGGTTGTGTTAATCTTATTACAGTACCATCTAATTTTTCACAGTTTTGTGTAACTTTTATTTTATCTAATAATAGTCCGAAATCTAAACAACAAGTGTTAACTTTAATACTTATTCTTATTTTTCTATTTTGTAATTTTTCTATTACTGCTGGGTCATCTATAAATACACCATAATTAAGCCATTCAGAGTTATACCAATTACCCATTAAATCAAGTAACTCAGCATTTTCAATATTGTTTTGAGGCGCACCAAAAGTACCAACATATTGACTTAAATATAATTCCCTCATGAAATTATCTCGATATATTTTACATAGTTCATCATAGTCACATGTACTATCAACACTAAACGCTGGTAATATACCAGTATCACCACTAATTAATATACCTGTGTTATTTCCACGGTCAATAATATATTGCATTAAATTACCTTCACCTATATTGAATATTTCTTCTTCATATACAGTTTCGTATAACATTGGTACGTCAGTTTCAACATCTAATGAAAACCATGCTTGGAAATTTTCTAAATTAGCAATTGGGTCATCACACAATGCTGTTGGTATGGTTTCTAGTTGTGCTTGTAAATCAGATATTTCATTCTCAATTCTAGTTATCTCATCTAAACAATCTTGATATTCTGAACATATTTCAACCATTTCAGTATATGCTTCATTTTTTATACATAAACTTTGATTAGTTTGTTCTAAATATGGGTTAAAACCATTATTATCAATAGCTAATTCATTACCCTCATTGAATAATATGGATGCTTGTTGTATTGTATAGTATGCTGTACTACAACCATTCTGTTGTAACCATGCATTGTATTTTATTTCACCAAGTATTGATTCCCATCTTACTAAACCTTCTTCAGTTAAACAACATATTGTACCAAATGGACTATCTGTTAATATAAAATCACTACCTGGCATTCTAAAGTCAGATGCTGTACTATCTGAACTTTCTGGGTCTAAAACTTGTGTTGATATTTGTATTGGGTAACACATACCCACATATATTGCTGTATATTGAATACATTGTGCACTTAATGATGCACATTCAAGTTGTGTTTCTTCTAATAAAACTGTTAAATCATCGATTTGTGCTATAATATCTAAAGCTTCTTGACTTACAGTTTCACCACTAGTTAATACTGAACAATCAAACTTAAATAAGTAATCTAAAGCTATATTAAGTGAGCAAGTATCCCCACTGTTAAAATAGAAATAATCACCATCATCCCCATTTGGGTTTACAACTATTTTTAATTCGCAAGTATCACAACTTATTGAATCGTCCCATAAACATTTTTGATTATCAATATCAAAGGTATAACCTAATAGTTCACAGCAAGGTTTTGTGTTTATATTAGTATAGGGTTGCAAACCATCTGGGGTATTAACCCAAACGGAAACAGTTCCATCCACTTGTTCAATGATTTGACCACCACCACTTGTTATTGTGTTAGCATCAAGACATGGATTATCTATTACTGGTTGACAACTTACGCTCATTTTACCCCTTTTCTATAATTATCTGATATTAATATTTTAATTAAAATAATGTTTATTTTTTAAAAATAAACCATCAAACATTAGATTTCTCATATGTTAATGTTTTATAAGCCTTACAACCCTTAGCATCAGTAATAGTAACTTTAATTGTTATTTTTCCTCTTATTTCAGTATTATCAGTTAGTTTTATAACTTGTATTGAACTAGTGTCATTAATACCACCATCAAAACCGTATCCAGAGAAATATCCACTCTGTTGTGTTATTTCCCAACTATATACATATGGTTCAGTAGCATTTGATACAAGTGGTCCACTATTAGTAATAACACCATCACCACTTAAATTAAGTGTTGCATTACCCAATAGTATATTGCAATTTGTTTCTGCAACCATTTTAGTACAAGCTATTTCACCAATTGATTTTTGATAAAATAACTGATATAATGGTCCATTAGTTGTACCATATGATGGGTTTGATTGATTTAAATTTAACACCTCATATCCAGAATTATTTATCTTGCACCCAAAACCTTGTTTATTAGTGTATGGGTCAGTTATTAATGTTGGTGTTGTGTATTGAGGTGGACACATGCAACCATCAGCTTCAGTAACTAATCTATATTCTGGTGTACCATTTTGTCCCCAATTATTTTTAGGTGTTACAAATTTTAAATATTTATTTGAATCTAATGTATACATTTGCCCAAGTAATGGACCAGCTAGTCTCCATTGACACGCTAAATAACAACCACAACCTTTATTTTTTAAATTTACAAATGGTATTGGTTCTATAAATTCTGTTTTACCACCAGGTAATTCATTTTGAGGCTTACCACCCATAAGACCAAATGGTGTTCTATTTCTAGGTTGTGGTGAGTTAAATCCAAAATTTTTAAATATATTCCCATGAATTTTACCAGAATCAGTTGCTACTAAGTTACAACAAATATAACCACTATTAACTAGTATTGGTTGTCCAGTTACTTCATTAACACTATATTCATCATGAAGATATGATTGACCATTAACTAATGCTGTGCAACATGTTTTAGATACAAATGGTGTTGTATATACTATACTACTTGTTGTACCATCTGGATTGTATGTGAAATAATCCCATAAATACACTTCTGGTTTGATAGTAAATTCATCATTGGTTATATCTACCAACGTATATCCACTTATCCTACTACTACAATCTTGCAATTGCTCATTAAAAGTATATTCATCCCTAACAACATTAATATATAATGATAAATCATCAGCTGGTATATCGCAACCACATTGTGTTTTTTCAGCTGAAGGTTTTGGGTCATTTATAATTTGCGCATCATATGTAAAACATTCATATAATGATACACCAGACCAAGTTTCAATATCAACATATGTATCACCAGTGTAATTATTTACTATACCATTATTATAATTTGTAAATAATTCGGTAGTTACATAACTATATGTTGTTGATGTTACACTTTTAGGTTCAAAGTCAGGTATGATATTCCTTAATTGATTAATATAAGCTGTACCACCGTCATATGGTCCAATATGTGGGTTATTACCAATAAGGTTAAAATCTGTAGCATCTAAACCACCAGTTTCTTTATACCATAAACCAGCTTTTTGGAAATACATTAATGGTGTATCTGGAAAGAATTTTGGGTATCCGTCTTCATCAACTGGATAAAAACTCAAATCTGTTGCTAAATCATATGATATCAATGTATCTATAAGGAAATCAATATCTAATTTTTCTTTTGCAACATATACGTATTCATTTAAACTTATTAATCCTTCTGGGGCTCCAATAAATTTAAATAAAAATTCAACAGCTTTTCTAGTACCTTTTGATTTAAATAACCAAGCTGAATTTAATACTAATCTTCTCCATAATTCTATTTCAGCTTCAACTGGTGTTAACCCTCTACTTTGTCCAGAATACGATGGTTGTGCTGTATCTAAATAACCAGCCAATATATCATTTTCAACAATTGAATTAGTTAATTGCCACCCTAGAGTCATAGCTAAATATTTAACCACTTGGTCTGGTGTGTTATTTTTTTTATCGTAAGATACAATGTTAGAATGTGATATACCATCGATAAATTTCTTAACCTCATCAAACTCCCTACCATATACCCTAAGAGTTTTGGTCATTTTTTGACCAGCAGTTTCTTCCTCACTACCATCACATCTAGGTATCGTATCGAAATTAGATATTGATTCACTAGTTAAAAACCTAAAAACTAAATCAGATTTTATACTATCACTCGCATTACATATATCAATCAACTGTGTAACATATGTAACATATTCATTAGTATCAAAATCAATATTATAACCATCAGTAGTTGGCCATGTTAATGACTTACTACTTTCAAATATTAAACCATTGTCTGTTGTTATAGTATAATCAAAAACTGATGTATATTGTGGTGTTGTTAATCTATTTAACAAATTATTTTCAAATGGGTCCAACTTTTGGAAGAAGGTTTCAAACTCAGTATTGTTCGGTTTAATATGTAATACTTTGTATGCATTATTATTAATACTTATATCCATACCATTAAATGGATTACCAACAACAGTTATGGTTAAATAACTATTCCTAGCATCTACTGGTGCTATATTATTTATTAAAGCATATTCATTACCTTCATATAATAAATTGAATTTATTATAATTTACTGTGAAGTTTTTTAATGGATTATCAATATTAGTTAATAATTCTCCAGTTTGTTGGTATATAATATCAAATTGATTATATAGTGTATTCGTGTTTAATTTTATTGTAGTTGTATTTAAATAACTACTATATGTATAATCTAATATGGTTGGTGTTGGTGCTGATGTTTGATAATCATAAAAATTAAAATATAGTGATGCTGGCCATTTTGAAATTATGTTTTCCAATGTAACCCTAACAAATTCAGTAGCTGAACCAAAATAAGCAAAATTACCTAATATTGTATTATCTAAATTTAATACAATTTTTGAATTAGCTAATGGTAGTTGAGCTAAACTAACTTGCTGTTGTGTATTTTGGGCTGATGGGGTTAATTCATTTAAAGTATAGAATTTACTAAATGCTTTTGATGGATAAATAATATCCCTTTTACCAGTGGTGTTTACCGTTAAAGCAAAATTACCATTTGTGAATAAGGATGTATTACTATTATCACCATTAAATGGTAAATTACCAACTAAGTCTGGACTAAAATTTCTATATTCTATACCATCACTATATACTACCTTTTGAACATACCCAGGTACAATTATATTGTTGCTTTCAGCCATTTTTTAATTAAAAATTAGTTACGTCTCTATAATTTTTAGAAAAATCTATATTTGTTCTTTCTTCTTTAACTTCATACAACGGTTTACCAGTAAATCTGTCTTTAACCTCATATAAGTTGTATTGTTTATAAATATCATTATTAAAATTATATAATGTATAAATTCCATCATCAAGACTTTTTGTTTGATTTCCGAATAGACCGATAGCTAATGTTTCTATATCATGTTCAACTATTTCAACTTCAATAGTAACTGGATTAAAATATGTGTTGGTTATTATAATATCTTGATTAGGTTGTCCAATATATGGAAATATATTTGGTGTAACGTTAGTTTCAGAGCTTGGTGACACCGTACAGAATACCAGTGTTGAGTTATCATTAAACCTATATCTAATTGCTTTTTGATTTGTATTTGTTAAATTTTGGTTAACAGGTTCTGTTCTATTGTTTGATGTAACAACTCTAAAAAAGTTTCTAACTTTCAAATCATTTGCAGCTGGGTTTGGTGATAGATATTCAATTCTATAACCTATCAATTCATTATTTTCAAATTTATCAATAAAATTTGCAACATTTGGGTCAGAAGCATCTAATATAATACCTTTAATATCTGGTGATGATGATAACACACCAGTATCTACAATTTTAGTTCTAATCTCAACTGGTTTAATAACTATAGTATATATACCTTTGGCGCTAAAATCAGCCAATGGTAATTTTAAAGTGTATAATCCACCAAATATTTCAAAACCAAGACCTGTTTTATTCGGGTTTTGATTTTGTATTAAATTACTACTACTAAGTTTAAAAACTCTAGTATTTGTGTTTGTTCTATTGCTAGAATAGAATACCGTTATTTCAACATCTGTTGGGTTAACATCAGCTGCTCTAACAATTCCATAGGTTCCCGTTGCCATTCTTTTTTTAAATTATACTATATTGTAATAACCATTTCCATAGTTTATTAAGTCGTCAAGCGTTACAATTTCAGCCAATTGCATATGACTTTGTAATACTGTTGTTCCACCCCTATCTATAAATAGGTCGCTATCTACTTTTGGTCTCTCTGTTATATGTAATAAATATTCTTCAATAGTCAATGCTGATAACGTACTATTCGTTTGATTAAAGGCTTGACCTTGATATAATATTTCAGTTAAATTATTAATACCATTACTTTTACCTTGTATTAATCCAATATTAGTAGTAACACCAGTATAAGTCTTAAATATTATACCATCTGATTGTAATATTGTACCTATATTTGGGTCATTTTCATCTGCACCTTCAGTATATATTAATGGTGAATAATCATTAATACTTATAATTTTAGTTATACCATCAATACTATTACCTAAATAATTTAGATATGTTTCTTTAGTTAGATTAAATCCAGGGACAAATCTATTTAAACCAACAAACCCATAACTACTTACAGAATCTAACCTATCTTCAGTTGCTCCAGATACAGTTATACCAATTTGTAAATAATCTGTTAAGTCTTTATATCGATATCTAACATCTGGTTTATTTCCAGTTGGGTTAAAGTTTGCACCTGGGTTATTTATGAAATTAAAATCAACATTATCATAACCAGATAACTTTTGTGGTATTGGTGCATATGTTAATGGAGGTAAATTCTTATTATATTTTAAAAAGGGGTAATCAGTAAACATACCCATATCTTTTAGGTCTTGGGTTATGGATATGTTCACATTTAAATAGTCAGTTGTAAACTTACCATAGTTATAACCCTTTTCTCTAGATATGTAATCTTCTAGTAATATTTTTACCTTTGTAATTTCCATTATACAACTGTTGTTTCATATAAGTCTACAACATAATCATTACCGTTTATTTGAACGTTGTTTGAATATGTTGTATCAATTTCATAATAATAACCAATAGAGGTCTTTTTTAATATATATTTGGTAAACACATTATTTGTGTTTGTTGTACCTTCAGTTGTCCTAATTAAATTATCAATAGTTATTGTTGTATTGTTGGTTGACATGAACAAAGTCGTTTTACCATCTTTAGCATTATTAAAAGATGCTCTCATATATAAGTTTTTTGGTAACGATAAGGTTACCTCATCTTTATAGTGATAAATTGAAAAACCCTGTCCATTTAAATTCCTATTCAACATAACATTCCCCAAATTAAATTCACTCAATATCGTATTAACTGGTACTATTTGACCAGTTATCAAATAATTACTGTAATCTATTTTTGGATAACATGTTATTGTTGATATTAATCTTTGTGTGGATGGTACATCTGTATCATAAAAAGATAAAAATAAAAAACTATTTATAAAATTCTTTTTTCTAAATCTAACATCTTGGTCAATAAATCCTAAATCACTATAATACGTATTTGGATTATATTGTCCACTTGAATTCAAAAAATTCAATTTGTATTTAACATAATTTGATTCAGATATTAATGTGTTATTTATAACTGCTGGTTTAAACCTTGTTTTTTCATAATCAATTATTGGGTTGGTATTTTTTATAACCTCTAAAGCGACAAAATCAGTTCTAACCAATTCATCTTGGTCTACCAATTGATAATTCATGTTTATTGGTATTTCTATGCTACCGCTATCACCAACACCATACTGGTCAAATCTTATTTGATATCTATTAATACTCATCAGCAACTCTCATTAGCTCTTTTTACTTCAAATTTATCAGTTAATCCATCTCCGAAAATATCCCTATGATATTCATCAATATAATATAAACCAAAAACCCCAAATGGGTCTTGTCTTCTATTAAACACACAAAAATTATCATATAAATAATGTGCACCATTTAAAAATGGGTAATCTAATGTTTCATCTTGTCCGTCATTATAACCAAGTGTTAATAAATCTCTCCAAAGATATCTACCATCACCTAAACTCTCGGCGTATTCTGGTATATCTACCGTTGTTGAATCACCTTGTTCCACATAATTTGAGAACTGTCTAATATTAACTTGGTAATGTGGGTAATATATATAACCTTCTGGTCTAGGACCATATATTGCCCCATCAGTCAATTGTTTTATTACCGTAGTTTCCCTATCAACAGTATTAAATCTATGCATTATTTTTTGTAATATAGTTTCTTTAACTTCATATTTACTATATTCACATATGTCACCATAAAAATCATTATTTGTGATTAATACATTATCCTCAATAGGTGTGTGACTATCAAATGGTGCTAATGGTGCCGATAAAGTATGTATCTTTCTAATATTTGAAACAGCTCTACCATCTGTTGTGTTAGTTATTGTATTACCATAGTAATTCTCAAAATCAAAACCAGATTGTACTCTTGTAAACATATTATCAGATTTTGTTTTAATCATCGTTAAATACATTTCACTCAATGGTCTACCCAGATTATCCTTTAAATCTGAAATATCAATATCATCCTTTATCACAATTTGATAATTTGTATCATTGTAAATGTTCAAACTAAAAGCTAATGGATACACTTCGTAATCATTAGGTGTTAATTGTGTTTGTGTTTCAAATTTTTTAATTTTTTTAAATTTTCTAAGATAATAAGTAACTTCATTACCATAGTATAATCTTTTCATTCTACCACCACTAAATATTGGTCCTAAAGTTGCAGTAGTTGGGTTTATGTCAACAACAAAGAACGTATCTTTACTATCACCATTTTCTAACCCAACAGATTGAACAGTAAAATCACCATTCATAACCAAATTTGATACGTCTGAAATTCTAACTGTGTCACCAATTTGTAAATTATGTGGTGCTGCTGTTCCAAAAACAACCATTGGTACCCCACCCAAAATTCTAGTTTCAGCATTTGTTATTAATAAACCACCTTTAACTAAATGATTTTGGTCATCAATTGCATATGGGTATGTTATTGTGAATTCCCAGTTTCTAATTGATGATGATGTTGATGGGTCAAATCTATCCCTTCTAGGTTCTAAATCATAAAAATCACAAAACCCAACCTTTCTGAAGTCTGGGTCATAAAAACCAAACCAACCATTTATTTCCTTTAAGTTTTTGTTAATGGATTCACTATATGTAAAATCTGCTGGTCCCACATAACTATTGTCAAATGGGTCAGTTTTAAATGTATAACCATCAAAGGTTTCCCAGCCGTATGATTTATCATTACTTATAGCATCTGGTTCTGATGGTTGTTGTAATATTGCTGTATCAACCCAGTTGTTAAATTGGAAAATATTAAATGAATCTGGACCTTTATCCCCACTTATATTAAATAATACATTTGTAAAAACTGGTAAAATAGTACCAACAAATCTATATTTCTTAGATTCTTCCCTTTCCTTGTTAAATACATCACCTAAATCTACAATTTTATTTATTTTATCTGGAGGTAATAACTTACTTTCAGATTCCAAGTTAATGTTTACGTAATTATCAACATCTGATGCACCTTTTTTAACTGATTTGAGCTGTTTATATTTTATTCTACCTATGGTCATATACTATAAATATTTACGGTTGACTTATTTGTGTACCCTGTGGTGCTTGACCCAATACTGGTGTGTTAGAAATATTGTCAAATGTATAACAACCATAAGGTGCTTGAGTACCTTGTTGTGAATCATATGTCCCTAAACCGATTGTACCATCTGATTGTAATTGTAATTTACCCCTATACATAGCGTATACATCTTGTTGACCCTTTTCAGTTAAATAATATTCGAAATTAAATGGATAGAATGTAGCAACACCAGTATCAGAAACCCAGAATTGGAATTCAAATGTGTCTTCACCACCAACACTTGTAGTTGATTGATATAATTGATAATCAGTAGATAATGTATCGTTATAATCTATAACTGGTAATGTTGTTGTGTATGGGTTCCCTAAACTAATCCAGTTACCATTTGGTAATCTAAAATGATATGGACCACCATTACCACCTTTAAACCTAACTATGATTCTACTTTTATCCACACCACCATCAAAATATGATTTACTAAATGCTGTAACATATAATTCACCATATTGTGGATACGGTACCGTAAATTGTTCTATTATTTCACAACCATTTGCATCAGTTACCTTCATTTCATATGGTGTTTGGCTGGCAAGTAATGTGTTTATATTTGTTAGACCGTTTGGTGCATTGGTTATGATTAATGATGTGTCACCAATAACTTCAATATTGTATGGTGGGTTTTGACCATTTATCGTTACTTGCGCTCCACCTGTTTCACTAAAATAACACCCAGGTGCATTAATATTATTAACCAATACTGTAACTTGTGGTGGTTCGTATATAACGGCTGTGGTGCTTTGCACATTACCAGCTAAATCTGTTATGGTAATTGCATAGTTACCCGCAACCAAATTAGCGGGTTGTATACTATTCGATATAACAGTATTAACCAAGTTTTGGTAATCTGGGTTATTGCTACTAACCAATAACCATTCTATATTATATGGTGCAACACCACCTATTATATTAACTAATCCCTCACCATAATTACCATTACAATTTGCATCAGCAGTTTGAACAGATAATGTTATATTCTGTGGTTGACTTATTAGTAATGATTTTACACATTCAGTATATATCGTTGTTGATTCACCATTTATAATTGCTTGAACACCGCTATCAGTAACTGTAACTACATATTGTCCAGCTGGTAATTGGTTCACAACATTTGGTAAGTCTGTTGGTCCTGTACAATTACCATAACAATAGTTTTGTTGTGCTGTATTTAAAACAATATTGTATGCTGTATTTGTTACACCTTGTATTTCTATTGTATATGGGGATACCCCACCATTAATTGATACTTTAACCTTACCATTACCAGAAGCATCAACTGGTGTTGGTTGTACTTCACATTGAACTGAATTTAACCCAGATAAATTAACTGTTGTTGTTGTTTGATTACCATTTGAATCTGTAACAATTAATGTATATGAACCACCTAATAAATCACTTATTGTGAATGGGTTATCAGATGTTCCACCGTCTGGGTTTCCACAATCTGAAGAATCTAAATAATTATCTGGGTCTGGACATTTATATTGGTAATCACCATATGTTGGTCCGAGCCATTGATATGTATATGGTCCAATACCACCCTCAATATGAAATGATATTGAACCAGTACCTATACCGCTAATATTATCATTTATAACATCATCAATGATTATTTTTAAATCATTCTCAACAACTCTTTTACAATTTGGTAAGTACTTGGTGTATAGTTTTTGTAATGCACTAGCACCAGGTTTTAAACCAAAATAAAAATAATATGAGTTATCAAATTGCCAAATTGTTGGGTTGTCCGCAATTAAATGGTCATAACCTCTAAATTCTTTATAATATGGTGCTGTATATGTATATTGTGTTAAACCATTGTCTATGAAAACTAATGGTATTGTATTTATTGATGTTGGGTAGTTCAAGTATGTGAACAAACCTCTAATCCATGGGTTTTCAATATCATCATTTAATATTTTAGCATCTGGTGCCTGACCACCACCAACATCTCTTCTGTCTTCGTCAATACCCATGCCCAATTCACACATTCTCCTAATATTGTTACATTGGTCATCACCAACGTTAATAAAGCTAGTTATTGCACCAACCCCACACGCTACTTTTGCAATTAAGGCTGGACCATTTACATTATCATAACCACTTTCTTCTAATTGACTTGGGTAATCTGGGTCTGTACTATCGTAATATATAGGTGTTTCATTAGGTGGATTGTAGGTTGTGTCTATTAGATATGGATAGAATTTAGGTAATCCTTGCCAGTCGCAATCGAATACTGAACCTAAATTAATTATTTTTGTTGCTAAGAATTTTACTTGACCATTTGATTCTATTGGTGCATAATAATATTCATCTTCTTCTTCATTTTTTTTGATAATACCACCACTAATTGTACTATTACCTATACTACTAGATATTGTTTGATTTTGTGGTGGTGCACTAGAGCATGTGTCAAAATATGACGCACTCCAACATGGGTTATCATTATTACCATCACCATCATTATCTAAACTACACCCCCATTCACAGAATTTTTCTTTACCACTACCCCTTTTCTTTCTCTTTATTTTAAATAACATGGCATATAAAGTACCATTAATCCAATCATTTAAGAAATTAAATTTTATTAAGTTTAAACCTAACGCTAAATTAATTGTTACACAATTTAACCATTTTTGACCTGTAGCATCTTGTATTTTTTCTGGTTCACCAACATTAAAACCTGGGCATGACTGACAACAACCAACACAATACTTATCACCATTGCAGTTTAATGTTATATATTTAACATATGGTATTAAGTTATCACCCCCAAAGAATTCACCAATAGCATTTAAAAATTGTACAATACCATTTAAAAATGTAACTAATAAATTTACAAAAATTACAATTACTATAAATATTTGAAATATCTGACATAATATTGCAAATAAAAATAAACCTGGATTATTAGTTAAATCAACTCTATTAAATGGGAATGGTGTGTTTTGACCATTTTCAATATCTTTTATTGCAATATACGAATTTGGGTTAAATGAGGTTCTTGAATAAGATGGTATGTGATTCGCTACGGTATATATTTTGTTCCAATACATATCATCGAAACTAAAATCTTCAGTTTTTTCACTAAAATTCCAATCAACCTCGGTAAGATTAGCTGGGTTATGTGGTACTAAAAATTTTGCTCTAGCTCTAAGTCTACCTTCACCACCACTATCAAACATACCAATTCTAAATCTAACTCTAGCTCTTGTTGGTATACCTCTGTTTGGGTCATCTGTTGGTACAATATTACCATATTCATCAGTAGTGATATAATCAAGGTTCATAGGTATTTGGTATGCCCAAGCACCATTTTCATCAATTACTTGACCACCTTCAACATCGTATCTTTCTGTACTACCATCTGGTAGTTTCCTAATCATTTCTATAGTTCCTGGACCAGTAATTAACTTATCCATTTCACCCATTTTACCCCTTGGTACACATTTTTTATTTATACCACCTTTATCATTATCACTAAATATACTACCAATAAAGATTGAAGTTGGTACAATGTTTACCCCTAAATTAACATCAGTTCTAGTTATACCAATTTCACATTGTTCCAAATCACCCCAAAATGGTATAACGTTAACACTTATTGGTGATTTTGTTTTTAGCTGTGTTAAAGTATCTAGATTTTCACTCTCCTTAAATTTGGATACGCTTTGAAATAGTTTTTCATTTGAACCATCTCGTATTAAATCATAAGGTGCTTGTGATATAATTCCAATATTTGATAAATCAGCATCTATATGTAACTGATGAGGACCTGTTGGTACACCAAATATCATAAAGTCACCAGAATTGTTTGTTGTGGTTGTAAACTTATAGTATTTACAATAAATTTCTAATGCTTCATCATTGTCTTGTACTTCTCTTTTATTAAAAAATGAACCTATTGGTGTAAAACAATCATTGTTTGTTTCATTCTTTTTTGGTAATAAATTATATCTATATGCATCCTCATTTTTATCAAATACTTGCTCATATGGATATAACCCAAATATTTCAGAATTTTCTTTATCGATATCGTCAACTGGTATAAATATTGATACTTTAGCGTTTGGTACACCAAATCCATTATTAACCGTTACTCTACCAACAACAACACCGTAGTCAGAACAAAATTTTCTATAAACTTCTTCTTGCGTTATTTTAAGTGATAGTATTTCAACAAAATCAAATTTTTGGTCTAATTTAACATTTAAATAGTTATCACTACCTCCAGGTGTTGTATTTATTCTAATACTTGACATTAATAATTATTATTCTATTTATTATTTAATACTTCAACTTCTTTAAAATATTCTTCATCTAAATTTTCGATATCGTCTTCCTCATCATCATCATCGTTCTTATCATCACCCTTATTCTTAGATTTAAATAATTTTAATGCTAATGGGACTACATCATACTCATGTCTACCTAAAACAATGACTCTAAATAATACAAAAGCCATTAGCGGTATAATAACTATAGATGTTACACTTAACGCAATTAGATAAAGTATTAAATTTATTACAGTATTTACAACTTTATCTGATTTTTTTACAACTTCACTTTGGTTTGATTTTTTTTTAGGGTCTTTACAACTATTACAACTCATAATTTTTATTTTTATTAAAAATAAGCTTTTTACTTTAAAAAGTAAATTACTTAACCCTAATCAATATATCATAATCTGGTCTTTTAACTTCAAACATAGCTCCAGGTTCACCATATAATTTATATTCACCTAATAAATCAATCTGTCTAGTAACATCATCAATATATGGTTGTGATATTTCGTTAGCTGAATAATATGAACCACCCACTTTATTGTAAGCTCTAACATCAATTACGTTTAATACACCAGCGATATTGTTTATTTTTTCAACCAACTGACCCAAATATATATCCTCACCCATTTGCCACTTATTAATGCTAAAATAATCCGTGGTTTCAGTTATTGCTTGTGTTATTATTTGTGTTTGTGGGTATTGTTTGTCAATTGCCAAATCTATTTCAAAACCTAAATTAATTATCTTACCATTACCAATTTCTATATAGTCATTAATCATTCTATAGTCTGATAAATAGGTTGCGATATTGTTTTGTAATGTTGTTGTTGATTGGTTTGATAGCCTACCTTTACTATCTAAACCAACTGTATATATTTTTATTTTATTTTGTTCTTCAAATACACCACATCTAAATGGTGTTCCAAATTCACCTGGCATTAATGCAATCCTAGCTTTGTAATCTGGTATTGTAACAGCTCTGTTTTGTGATGAGAAATTATATTTTACTAAATATCTTAATTCATCAATGGATGGCTCATCTTTACCACCTAATGCTGGTATTGGGTTATTAACCCTAATTGAGTTTCTAACACTCAAATTCATACTTGCTGTTGGTCCACTAACGATAATGTCAGCAATACCTAATTGTGTTAAAATATTTGGACCTAAATTGGTCGCTGCACCACCACCAGTTCTATATTCTATATACATTGTTTGATTTGCTGTCGGTGTAACACCTAGTGCTGTATTATTAATAAAATCACCAATTTTATTAATTAATGTTGAATCAACACCAAATTGTGATAATGAACTTATATCTTGTGAACCACCACCAAATATAACTTTCATAAACCCTTTATCAGTATATTCAGTTATAAACTTTTTAGTTATCCTTTTATATTTTCCTGGTTTAATTCCAGCATTATCACTAATTGCAGCATTATCTGGTATGAATATAGTATCATCAGCTAACGCATCAACTTCATACCATCTTAAATCTTCATCAAAGAATTGATTTGAGGATGGTAATGCTGTAAAATTTGTACCATCTAATGTTATTATTGATGTTATTGATAAAACATCTTGTTCTGGTAAAATAATTTCAAAGAATGGTCTTACATCATTCGGTGTTGTAACTCTTTTGAAGTATCTAGTTATACCATTAACAACCATCTCTCTTTTTGTTATTGTATAACTAAGGATGTTACCAGAACCATCAACATTTGGTACAATTAATCTATTTGGGACCCCACCAGTTGTGAATGGTGAATCAAAATCAATATCTCCAGCAGTTTCAAATACTTTACCAGCACCAGTTACTTGTGCACCTCTTTTTATTAATGGTAAATATGTTGGGTCAAAAGATGAACCAAGTGTTGGTACCACACATGTAAAATCAACAATACATACTGATGGTCTTTTACCTGGTACTTTTAATCCGTAGGTTCTTGCTAAAGCTAAAACTGATTGTCTCTCTTGTGCGAAATCTAATTGCGTTTCTTGAAACATCCTATCAGTGTGAAATGATAACATATCACCTACCGCAGCATTTAGTTCCAATAACATCATACCCACTGATGCATCATTAAAATCATTAAAGATGTCTGGGTAATATTGTCTTACAAAATTTATTAATTCAGTTCTAACGTCTACGAAATTCCTAGCGTTATATGAAATACCTTGATTAGCCATATTTTTTATTTATAAATATATCAAATAAAAAATTAATAGTAAATAATTGTCTTTTTTGTTTTATTTTAGTATATTTATAACTAAGTATCTGGTAGTATGAAAAAAAAGACAACTGAAGATTTTATTAATGACGCTAAAAGTGTTCATGGTGATAGATATGACTACTCATTAGTTGAATATATTAATAACAATACTAAAGTAAAAATAATATGTTCAGAACATGGTGTATTTGAACAAACACCAATTAAACATATAAATGGTAAAAATAAATGTCCAAATTGTGCTAAAATTATAGTTCATAATAAACAGCGTAAGGGTGTGGTTAATTTTATTAATGACGCTAAAAGTATTCATGGTGATAGATATGATTATTCATTGGTTGAATATGTTAATAATAGAACAAAGGTTAAAATAATATGTCCAGAACATGGTGTATTTGAACAAACGGTTAATAATCATTTAGCTGGTAAGGGTTGTAAATATTGTGGGGGTACATCAAAATTTGATAAGACTTTATTTATTATTAAAGCTAATCAGGTTCATGGTAATAAATATGATTATTCATTGGTTGAATATGTTAATAATAATACGAAGGTTAAAATCATATGTCCAGAACATGGTATATTTGAGGTAACACCAAACAACCATACAAGTAAAAAATATAATTGTAAAAAATGTTCAATTGATGTATACGACACCAATTCATTTATTATTAAAGCTAATGAAATTCACAAAAATAAATATGATTATTCATTGGTTGAATATAAGAATAATAACACAAAGGTTAAAATTATATGTCCAGAACATGGTGTATTTGAACAAGTTCCGCTATCACACCTAATTGGTTATAATTGTAAAAAATGTTCAAATAATGGTTATTCTAATCAAGAAAAAGAAATTGCTGAATATATTAAATCATTAGGTATTAAAATAGAGGAAAACAATATCTCAATTTTAAATGGTAAAGAATTAGATATTTATATACCCTCACATAATTTAGCAATAGAATATAATGGTTTATATTGGCATTCTGAACAATTTATTGATGATAATTACCATTTAAATAAAACTGAATTATGTGAATCTAAAGGTATTAAATTAATTCATATATTTGAAGACGAGTGGTTATATAAACAAGATATTGTTAAATCCAGGATTAAGAATATTCTAGGTATAAGTGATAATAAAATATATGCTAGAAAATGTGAAATTAAATCTATTAATTATTCTGAATCATCTAAATTTTTAAATAAAAACCACATACAAAAAACATCTAAAAGTAAAATTAATATTGGCTTATATTACAATAATGAATTGGTTTCATTAATAACATTTGGTTCGGTTAGGAAAATTATGGGTAATAAAAGTATTACCGATAAATACGAATTGTTGAGATTTTGTAATAAACTAGATACCAATGTTATTGGTGGGGCATCAAAGTTATTGAATTATTTTATTAAAAATTATAATCCAAAAGAAATAATAAGTTATGCGGATAGAAGATGGAGTAATGGTAATTTATATGAAAAGTTAGGATTTGAATTTGTTCATAATAGTAAACCTAATTATTGGTATATTAATGATAATGTTAGAGAATACAGATTTAAATATAGAAAATCAGAATTAGTTAAAGATGGTTTTGACTCAAAAAAAACAGAAAAAGAAATTATGTTTGATAGGGGGGTTTTAAGAATTTATGACTGTGGTAATAAAAAATATAAATTAATTATAGATTTATAATAACGAAATCAACTTCTTTAAATACATCATCAGTTATTGTGTAATCTATTCTAACGGACACTGAATATTCTGATTCTTCACTTTGTTCAACAGATACATCATCAACATTTAAATTTGGTATGTATCTTTTTACGGTATTTTGAATATCTAATTTTATTTCACTTAATGTTCTACCATCATTTGGTTCAAATATGAATTTTATCAAATCACTACCAAATTCTGGATTATATAACCTTTCACCTTTTCTGGTTAATATTAAATGCATTAAATCAGATTTAATAGCTTTTGAATCCGTTGATGTTAAATCAAGGAAAAACCCCTTAGGGCTGTCCATAAAGGGGTAAGCTATATTGATGTATTTTCCGTCAGCCATTATTCTTTTTTATAATAAATATAAATTAAAAATAAATTTATTAAATACATAAATAAAAAAAGGGAGGTATTAACCTCCCTTATATTTTAAGCAGAACATCCAAAGCATTCAAATGGACTATCTTTTGGTTTTTCAACCGTTGCTATCTGATTAGATGCTAACTTAGTATTCGCATCTAATTTTGATTTTGTTCTTGTGTAATACACACCAGTTTTTAAACCACCTTTCCACGCATACATTAAAGCACTTGCTATCTTACCATATTTTGCTTCATAATGATAAACATTTAATGACTGTGATTGGTCAACATATTTATTTCTAATAATTGATAAATCTAATAATACTTTTTGTTGTATTTCCCAAACGTCTTTATATCTGTATCTTATATCTTCTGGTATTTCAACTATATTCTGTATACTACCTTGGTTAAGGATTACTTTATCAATCATATCTCTGTCCCAAATACCTAATTCTAATAATTCATTAACCAAATGTTTATTAACGATTATAAATTCACCTTGACCAACTCTTCTAGTGAATAAATTAGATGTTACTGGTTCAAATGATTCAAAAACACCTAATAAAATAGCAGAAGATGCAGTTGGCATTAATGCTAATAATAAACTATTTAACATTGGTATTGGTTGTCCTTCTGGTAGTGGTGACCATCCCTCAATATATGTTTCACCTTTTGAATATGGACTACCTTCCCAAGATGGGTAATTCCTACCTTGTTCAATTG